AGACACTTTTACGTTCATTTAGTTCTTCCCTAATTCCAGCAATTCTTTCATCTTCAGCAGCTTTTCCTTCTGAATACCAATCACCTAAGAGTTCAGTCATTTCAAGAAGAACACCTTCCGTCATAGGATCTGTTTCACCTAATCCTTCTATCTGATTCCATATAGAAGCCGCTCTTGCTGCATGACCACCACCAATACCCATATCATCTTGAATTTGTAATCTTAGATTTTCAAGATTTTCTCTAATATCGTCTGCCAAACTTTCTATTGCATCGGCAGTCAAATCAAATGCATTGGCCAATGTCATAATATCTGCAACTAATTGTGTTACGGAAACGCTCAGATTATCTGCCCACGCTTGCACTTCTTCTGCTGTCATGGATAAAAATTGATTCACAATTTTCTGTGCAAAATCTTTATCCATTTTATCGTAATCAAGATTGTACCTTTCTGCAATTTCCCACAGTCCAGTGTCTTTACCAGCCAATTCAGCTTGAGCCTTTCTAATATCGTAAAGGTTCTGTTCCTGTTGAACAAGAAATGCAACATCTTCAGCCATCTCCTGCCATGTAATACCCAACCTGTCGGCCTCTGCTTTCAATTCTTCAAGGGTCCAACTCTCAAAATTTTTGACAAGTGAACCTAAAGAATTACCGTACCGATCTTGAAGTTCAGTCAATCTCCCCATTCTGTATTCATAATCAGTAATTAATCCCAGACTTCTCTTGATCGCATCTAGCTGTCGTCTTTCTATTGCTATAAACTCATCCTGTAATCTTTGAAGTTCGGCAATATCATCTTTATACTTTTGGATTGTTTCTGAATCTCCTCCACCAGCTATAAGTTCATCCAGTTGCTTTTGCAAATAAGCAATAGCAGAGGTATAATCACCTTTACCTAAATCTGTTAAAATATCACTTATTTCTTGTCTATTAGCTTCACTCAAATTAGCATCTGATAATCGATCCTCAAAAGACTCAACAGCAGTTTTCAATGATTTTAAATATGTAATATAAGAATCAAGAACGTAAACCCATTCAGTATTTCCAGCATTAGATTGTTTTCTACGCATATCTTGAACAGCCGTAATCGTATCATCTATTGAATCTGATATTGCAGCAAGACCACTCAATACATCTTCATTCGAAATATCCTCATTTGATAAACTATCCACCCATGCTGTTATTTGATTAGACAGTGCATTGGTCATTTCCTGAAGGCCATCAAAAACACCATTTGCATCCTCAAGTTTATTATACCAATTTTTCAACCCACCAACAAATGCATTTAAATCCTCTGTAATACTGGGAAATAAATCTTTCATGGGAACTTGTGATAACGATTCCAAATCGAGAGTAAATGTGTTAATAACGGTTTCTAGTCCATCTAAGTAATCTAAAACATCATTAAGGTAATCTACTATTTCATAATCTTGTTCTCCAAACTGTGCCCTTTCAACGGCTTCTCTGTACTCTTGTATGCTAGTTTTAATTTCCCCTAACGCAACTTTCATATCGGCAGAATCCATATCGGACATATCTCTAACGAAATCTGAAAGAAGTGTCATTAATTTACTAGCTTGATTAGCGGCCCTCTCAAAATTGAACCCACCAAATTCTTGGGACCATGCATATAATTGATTGGCCTGATTCTTTAATTCATTTATAACAGACTTAAAGGAATTTTTCATATCTGAAATAATTCCAGTAAGGTCTGCACCACTTTCGTCAAAGGTTTTAAACAACTCTTCAAAATATGTTATAACAGCACTTATATCTCCACCAGTTTCCAAAATATTAATTAACTCTGCAACTTCTTTAATACTGTCAGCCAAACCATCCATGATTTTGTCTATTTCATCTTGTATTGCTTTTTTTGCATCATTATAATATTTATGAATATCTTCTATTTTTCGTGCATCAAGGCCTTTATCTTCCGCCATAGTGGCGTACACTCCAGCAAAGGTGTTATTAATACTTATAACAGCTTCCTCAAATGCTGTAACCAATCCTTCCGCACCTTTTATGGTATCTTCGATTCCTTTCCAAAAAGATTCCATATATTCTTCAGCGGCTTCTTCCAGCTTCTTTTTGCGTTTCTCTTCTAGATCAGTAATTTTATCTAAATCAACACCATAGCGTTCCAATAGTGCCAAGTAGGCATCAAATTGACCATTGATTTTAGCAAGATATTTATCAAGTCCTGTTACTGGTTTCGCTATTGCACCAAGATTACCTATACCCTCTGTCATTCCATTATATATGTCTTTAAATTTTGCAGCTAGTTCAGCCTCACTCAAAGTGACACCCAAAGCTTCCATCTGCGCTGCATAACCTTCTAGTTCAGCAGTAGCTAATGTCGTTGCTTCTTGAGCTTTAGTCATTCCAGCAGTTGTACCGTCTAACCAATGGTTAAAGTCTGTCCATACAACTTCCGCTTTCACCATTTGCTTCATTGATTCATTAAATGCATGAAAAAATTCCTCAGGATCATTCATGAAAAGATCCTTATCTAATCCAGATAACATCCCGAGAATATTATCATTCATTAATTTGTAAACATCTTTTTTCTTAATATTGACTAGTGCCTCTTCAACATACTCCTCAAAGTATTTCCCCATTAAAGCATGTAATTGTGTCGCTGCATTACCCCTACCTGTACCAGATAAACTTCCACTATAAGAGGTAGGATTAAGATCATCGAATATTGGATTAGCATCAGGTGGCCTTACCCAATAGGGATTTTTTCTGCTTATAGATAATTTAGGTGTAACGTGATCCTGGGCCATCTTGATAAGAGTAAACGATAATTCTTCCCAAGGTATATTTTCTAGTCCCTTTTTGATTTTTCGTTGACTCTCATAAGATACATTCTTATATATCTCCTCATACATACTAAAATGATCAGCCAACACGCTAGACATCCAGTTTACATCTTTATTTGCATCTGATTCAGAATACCCAATTGCACCAACTCCAGTTATAGCAACATCGAATAAATGTGATTGTAATTTTGACATTTCCGCTTGAGCTTTTACCCAAACGCTGGCATCTGGTTTCGTATTATTATCGAAAACCATGTAACCACCAATGATAATAGCAACAACAGCAGCAGCAATACCAGAAGCAGCACCAGCACCCATTCCAGTAGTGGAAGCGTTTGCACCCATGTTCGCCATGTTGCCAACCATACCGGCTGAATCAACTGCCATACCACTCATGTAACCAGTATTCATTGCATAGGCAGCTTCAGCGCCTGCAACTTGAGCAGCAGTCATTGTTCCTGTCTGGCCTAAACCTTTTGCATAATCTTTTCCCCAACTACCAATATCACCCGCCCAATTTTGACCTTGTTGAGTGGTAGTAACAGCAGTTGAGGAAGAACTACCAGAAAGACTATCTATCAAACCATTAAGAGATAAGCTCTTCCCGGTGTACAACTCATATCCCTTGGCAAGCATACTACCAATGGTTGTCCAACTCATTGAAGAACCACCTACACTCACGCCTCCCATTCCAACGCCACTTCCACTTCCTCCACCACTGATACTGATACTTCTACTTCCGCTTCCACTTCCAAGAGCGGATACTAGCAATTCTAATATGCCTGACATGACCAATTCTTTTATAAGTCTCGCTATCATTTTAAGGAAACTATCTAACAAATCGTCAAGCCAATCCTTCCAAACATCTTTTGCTGCATCTACTCCTTCAGTAAATACTTTAACAAAGCTATCCTCAAATGCACTACCGAAACTTTCCAGAAAATCATAACCAAATTGGCCTATCTCTTGGTAGTAATTTTCCCATGCTGTTTTCATTTCAACAAGGTATGCAACCATACCACCAGCTAAACCCTTGTTAGCTATGAGGTATTCTTGTACTAATTCACGATTTTTAAGGATTTGCCATCTATTCAGTGCCTCAAGTAATTGCATTTGTTTTTGTGTATATTTTCCATTTTCATCCGCTTTTATTTTAAGAGATTCAATATACTTCTCTTTTTCAAGTTCAATAATCTGTATCTGTGCGTCAAAGTAATTGCCAGAGACTTCATTCAAATCTTTATAAAGGGACTTCATTGCTACAAGTCTATCATTATCATATTGATCTTGTTGTTTACTTAATTCCTCTAATTGGATTCTTTGAATTTCGGGCCATTTACTCATTAAATCTCTAGCTTCATCATTCCTTCCAACATTAAAAAGATTTCTAACATGTTCTGCCCATGTCTCTTTAGCTTTTTTCATAGTGGTAGCCATAGCTTGGTCTTTAGAAAGGCCCTGCAAAGCTTTTTTAGCTATTTGTTTTACCCATTTATCATAATAAGTTAATGCTTTTTGATATTTCCTTTGATGATCGGCTAACTCAGCAGCATTAATAGATTGAATAAATTTAAGTTTTTTCAATTCTAAAGCTCTAACTTTTTCATTATAATTTTCGTCTATTTCCAATTTAGCAGATCGTAATCCTGCATTATATTCTAGATCACTAGTTCCAGATTTTCTCTTTAAAGCCCAAATTCGTTCTTCTGCTTGTATTTCTGTCTCTCTAGACGTTTCCCATATTTTTTGCAATGCAACATTTTGTTCTTCTACTTCCGCAATAGATTCTTTTCTTAATTGACTTATATCCTCATTATTTTTCAAAGCATATTTTATTTTAGTTAAAGCAGACTTTTCGTATATTGCTATTTCTTGTTCCTCTGCGTCAGCCAAAATGGAAAGTCTTTTTAATTCCGTATCTCTAACAGTCTCTACTGTTTTAATAGTAATTTTTTCATTTATAGCTGAAATTTTATCAGCCCGATTCTGTGCAATATTCTCCTCTTTAATTGTTTGTTGTTCATAAAATTTAACAATAGAAGATGCTCTTTCTTGTCTTATCCTATCAAATTTTTTATCAATAAGGTCTATACTAGATTTTTTATCTTCCTCTAATATTTTAAGTTGATCCCCAGAAGCCTTTGAATTTTTTATTATTATATCATGTTTTTCTGCTTCCTTAGTTATTTCTGCTTCCCGTGATTGCGCTAAAGATAACTCAAAATCTCGTTGATTATTTGTAATTAATATTTGCTGCTGTTCCTTTAAATCAACTATGGAATCGCCTCTTTTTATAGCTTCCGCTATTTGATTAGCTGTATCAGTTTTAATAACAGCCAAAGAATCATTCAATTGTTTGGTATTAAGATCAGTCTCCTGTTTTTGCATAGCAGCTTTATTATCAATAATGGAACCTTGCGCTTTTTTGACTGCGGTGACTAATGCATTCTCAGCTTTAATTTGATCACTAATACTTTTGTTTAATATTTTAGATTGCCCTTTACGCATATTATTAAACAAAAGCATGTATTCTTCAGAATACTTTTTAACCTTACTCATACGGTCAGTAAATTCTGTACCTAGAGTAAATACATTAGCTTCTATTTTACTTCTTTCCATAGGATCTTTAATTTGTTTTAATTTAGAAGCTATTTCCTCATCTTGTTTCATTCTAGCATCATATACTCTTCCAGCATTAGTACGCATTCCTCTAATATATTCTTTAGCTCCTTCTTTATCTCTGGCGGCAAGCAATAAATACGCACCTTCTGTTTTAAGATCCTCTTCTAATTTATCTAAAAATTTCTTCCTATCATAAGAAGGTAATTTAATTTCCCCACTTTCATACTGTTCTTTTGCTATTCGTAAAGCCTCATTATACTTAGTTTGCTCCTCTAATTTTTCTCTTTCTCTCGTAGCAGCCAAAGCACTACCTTTATAATAGTCGCTATTTTCATACGTTCCTCCCGAACTTCTCATATTATCCACTAAATATTGTACTTTCGCAGCTTTTTCTGCCATTACTAAAATCTGAGCTTCTACATTTTTTAAAGCCACTTTTTCTTTATCAGTATCAATTAAATCAAGTTGATATTCCTGTTGTTGAATATTATCTAAAATAGTATCTCTTTTTTCTCTAAGATCAGATAATTCAGTTTTAAGATAATTTAATGCCACTTTAGCTGTTTTTAAATTGAAAACTTCAAATGCCTGTTCAGGAGATTTATCTAATGTTTTTAGTGCTAAAAATGCTCGTTGTTGCTTTATACCTTCCTTTAAACTTTCCGTATACTTTTTTGACCCCCATATATTCTTATCCCACCATTCCCATTGTTCAGCCAACCATTCAGATAGTTTATAAGCTATTACAGCAGCAATAGCTCCACCTAACAGATACAATTGAGAAGCATATTTTGCTGCAAATCCTTTTGCCATAGCTAATGCTTTACCGCCACGTGTCACTTGATCTGCAAACATAGGAAGAGCATTAGCAGCATTCATAGCCGTAACTGCTACATGCATTTCTCTAAAAATTGTAACTATAGCTAAAGCTTTGCCAAGACCCCACATAGCCACAGTTAACCCAATTACCTGTGGTATACTTTCAACAATATATTTTGTCCATTCTTTTACTTCATCTTTATTTTCCCTAAACCATTCAGTAGCATTATTAAGTACACTTTCCAGTGTTTCTTGATATTCTTCAAATACTTCAATGGCTAAACTCTGTACTACTGAGGACAATTCTTTAAAAGCACGCCACACAGTTTTTAAAGAATCTGTAAACTTTTTAGCAGCTCCTTCAGAATTTTCTAATTTTTCATAAAATTCATCATAAAGTTTAAGATTTTGCATAAGAGCTAGAATAGCAGGAGTAGAACGAAGCCCAAACATTGTTTTGAGTTCTCCAACTAATCTATCTGGAGAATAACTCTTACTAGCAAGTTTTCTTAAAACATCTAATAAGTTAGCTCCTTCCATACCCATAGACTTAGCAGCATCACTCATGCGCATCATAGCCATTCGTAAAGACCTACCAGCCATACCAGCTTTGATACCAGATTGAGACATGACCCCAAGCATAGCTGAAACTTGTTGTACACTGTAACCTAATTTAGAAGCGACAGGAGCAACAAATTTCATTGACTGTCCAAGCATTTCAATATTGGTATTACTATTAGTAATTGTAGCAGTAAACACATCTACAACCATTCCTAGCTGTTCTGCTTCTAATCCAAATGCTCTGAGAACATCAGTAGAAATATCAGTGGCACGTTTCAATTCTAATTGCCCAATAAAGGCAAGATTTAAAACATCAGGAAGAGCCGCAATAGATTCATCTACTGCAAAACCAGCCATAGCTAAAAATCTCATAGCTTCAGCGGCTTCTTTAGCTGTAAAAACTGTAGTCTCTCCAGCCTTTTTCACCACATCCATTAAAACCTCAAATTGTGCAGTGGTCGCCTCAGTAATAGCCCTAACCATAGACATTTCATGTTCAAATTCTACACCTAGACCTATAGTACCTGTAATGGCTCTAGTAACTCTACGCATAGCCATATAGGAAAGAGTAACCGCAGCAACATGGGGAATTAAACCAGCAAAACCTTTACTCGTTTTAGCGATAGTAGTATTTAATTTGGCTTGTTCTGTTTTATTTGCTTTAGTAACTGAGGTATTCTTGGCAATACTTTTTGATAAATTTTGATAGGAAGAAGTTAACTTCATATTGTTTAAAACCGCAGCAGTACTCGTTTTATTCAATGCTTGTTGCACTAATCTATTTGCACTAATAGATTTACGAAAAGCATCCCATTTATTTGTTAATCTTGCAGATACCCCTATCTGTTTAAGAAATGCAGAAGTTACTTTATTAGTAGAAGTTTCTAATTTTTTATTAACAACTACTCCCGCATGTATTCTAGCAAAAAGAAGTTTAACCGCCGCCGCAGTATTTTTTTGTACAGTTACATTTTTTTCTAAAGTCTTATTAACAGTAGTTAACTTCTTTTCATAAATCCCAACGGCTGTGGAAGCTTTCAAAAGTGTTGTATTAGCCTTTGTTCCCATATTTTCTAAAAAATGACTAATTTGCTGTACTTCTCTTTGCACACTCTTAGCAGCAGTGGAAAATTGTTTAGCACTATCAACTGGAAAAGCTACCATCAACATTTTTTTAACTTGCTCAAGGGAGGTCGTCATATTCTTCATTTGGAGTTTTATTCTTTCCAAATCAGATATGGTTTTCCCAACTCCAGAAGAAGTTACTGGTATATTTATTCCATCTACATTAGACATAATTTACCACCTGCCATAAAAAAAGGTCGTGAAGTCACAAACCAATCCTGGTGACTACCGACCTTTTGCTTTTGGCACTCTAGAGGCGCTCTTTGCATTTTTAGCTCCGCTTTTCTCTTGCGACTTCTTACTTTCCTTATTTTGAAAAGCTAAATATTCAGAATCTAATGCTCCTACAAATCTGATATATTCTAACTGATCTTCTAAATCAGTTATTCTCCAAATACGAAAATAAGACTCAAATGCAGAAAGCGGAATTGCACCGACACCCATGCCGGTACTTCTTGAACTACTTAAAACTTGAAACGCATTCCAAAAAGGAACTAAATCGTGTGTTAGTTCTGGTTTATCGTCTAACACACTTCCTATATCGTGACCCTCTTCCTCTAACTTCTCAAACCATTCTAACTGACCTTTGTTCTTGAGGGTCCAACTTAGGAGTTTTTTAAGTTCTCTTCTGCCTCCTCAGCATCTTCCTGCATGTAAGCTTCCATCTCATTAGCAAAATCATTAATGTAATCTTTCAAATCTTTGAACTCTGTGAGAATTTTAATGGCGTTCTCTTTAGAATAAGGAAGAGGTTTTCCATCCATCTCAACATTCTTCCAACCCAAAAGAACAGTTTCTGCCATACATTCAATCATCAACTTTTCTGCAACATCTTCTTTCAAAGAACCACGCCTGATCGCTTTACGGTGAGGCTTACTAAGTCTTTGAAAAAGTTTTTGGTATTTAGGATTACCAATACGAGCAATCAGCATTTCAATGCCGTCACCCAGATCCTGCCAGACACCATCGGTTTCTTTATCTTCATTAGTTGCATAAAGCTTCCTAATATCCGCCATTTTGCATTCCCCCGTTAATTGAAATTAATAAAAAGATTCTTCTCCAACTTTTTCTACTTCATCCTCTTCCATGTTAACAACAACATTTTCTACTGTCAAGTCTTTTTTACCTTCCTTCTTTTCAACCTCTTTCATTACGACAATATCTCCAGGTTCTTTCACATATCTAATTCTAGTTACCCCACCATATTTACTAGGATATTCTACAGATGTATCGAAATTCTCCAACTTAGTGGAAAGAACTGTATTCCAAATCTTATTTTTAGGATCAAAATCATCCAAATATACTATAGTCATTTTTAACCCCTAGCAGACCAAGCATCTATCAGTGTTGACACGGGGCACACACCAACAGAGAAAGATAGATACTTGATCTTATCCAAGATTAAGCGTCAAATTTACTGACCTGAATGGTGTAGGTGTAAGTCGGATCTCTATAAGCACGGAACCCAACCGCTTCCATAACATCCTGATCTTGACCACCAGAATTGACAGAATCAGATTCAAATTCAATCTGAGGCATATCAAAAATGTACGCATTTCCAGCCGTATCTTCTACTTTAAAAGAAATAGAAGTGGCAGTACCAGCTAAATACTTATCATACAAAGAATTATCCTTAAAGAACGCATTCAGTGTACCAGTGACATCACACTTACCCACGCCAATATCACAATTACCGAGATTAGCAATAGATTTCAAGCCACGTACATTATTTGCTACAGAAATATCAAGACCCTGTACCAAACAATCTGACACTGTATCTCCAGCTTCTCTAACTTCTGCCACGTTAACAACCGCATTAAGAACAGAAGTGGTAGTAACTCCAGTAGCAGCATCGGCTGTAGAAGAAACAGAGGACAAATTTGCATTCTTCCCAATATAGTCAAAACTTCCTGTTAAAATTGCACCAGACTGGACAGACAGTGAGAAAGAATTACACACTGCGCCAAGAAAGGAAAAATACTGCGTAGCCGGTGAAGTAAGACCAGCATGTTCCCTAATGAACGTATAACTATGTTCAGTAGTTCCATTACGCAAATAAGCGCCAACAATGGTGACGGTATCCGATGCGGATGCCACAGTAGCATCAGGCACAGGAAGGACACTTATGCTAGTATAACTAGCCTTCGCTGAGACTTGGTAATAACCATTATTGGTGGCATTAGAACTACCACGCAATTCAATCCACTGACCAACAGTAACCAAAGAAAAGTTAGCTGTATCATCAGTAGCACCAGTTCCAGCAGTAAGTGTACCTGCCACATCAATACCAATACCCAAAGCAGAAATAGCCAACTGTGTTGACCAATCACTCCATAGGGCACCTTCAAGCAGGTCCCCAAAGGTATTGTAGCTAAATTCAAAATTAAACCCGCCAGTAACATCGGCATCAGTCTGAATCAAATCCGTGATCTGGCGATCATTTCGAATTTCTGTACTTGTCACATTAGTAATGTTATAGGCAAAAGATTCACTTGTGAATCTTAGCGTCTGGTAAGTCCCACTTGCAGCGGTCCCCCAAGTGGTCTCCTCCTTAAAATGAAGTGCTGTTCTGTTACTATCCATGGTCTATCCTCCTCAAAGATAGTTTAAATTAACATCATCTCTGTTATCCAGGGGCTTCCGACCCTAACTAACTACATATATCAAGCGGCTGACGTTCGCTTATGACCAAATTTACTAATCTTTCCAGATTCTCTTTATAACATTCACATGAGCATTCTATCTGAAAAAATGACATCTTACTACATTTAGGTTGCCCTTTACAGTCCAACGGTAATTCCTTTACTGCTTTAATCTTTACTTCCAAGGGTATATTCATTTTACATAACCCGCATTCTTTTCAATTCTAAAAACATTTAAAGTCCTACATGTAGTCTTGGTACATTTTATTTCTATAATGGCTAAATTGTCAACCTGTTTTATTTTCGCTAACAATTTATTGCAATTACAACATCTACATTCGTTTTCTTTAGATGGGGAAATTAACTTAAATTTAATCACGATGCATTATCCAATGTTATATCAACTTGAAAAGGAGTCAAAACATTGTACTGAAACATCCCCTCTACTTCACCAATTCGAATGATCTTTGGAGTTTTACAAAGTATATCCATAGTAGAAAATTGAGCGTTTCTAAAAATAGTGGCTATAGAATCTGCATAACCTCTAGCAGTATTAGTTCCACTTTTTAATGGTACATTCACATATACCATTATGAAACCTTCATATCTATGAGTAGCATTCTCTCCAGAATTGTAAGTTATTTGTCTTCCAATACCTTCATCAATTATTATATGAATAAAAGCTGTATCAGCAGATGGAGTATAATCTATATTATCAATGGCCACATCCGTAGCACTCCAATTATCTGTTAATCGACTTTCAATATATTGGCGTAAATCTTGAAAAGATCCCATAGTTAAATACCAAAATAACTTCCTTTAAGGTCTTTTATGAATTGACGTATTCTTGGTTTCACTTGTAGTAAAGCTTTTTCATAAACCAAATAAGGCATTGTTGAACTCTCAGTACCTAACCAACCAGCATATTCTACCTGTTTAGCATAAGAATACCCTTTTTCAGTTTGAACTGAATTTGTAAGAAAAACATTATCCTCAGATTTAATAGACTCCAATTTAGGTAATTGCGATGCCAATACTTTGCTTCTGGCCTCATCTAAAGAACCAGCACCATTTTTCGAAAAAGAATTATCTTCAGCTCCAATACCTATTCTATGACTGGATACATATCTACCAGTTACAAAAGGAACATTTTCTGCACTAACAACCGCTTTAAATAACTCTTCTCCAACTTTCTTCTTAATTGCAGCAGCCAGATGTGGTACACGACTGATGTACCAATCTAAATTTAGTTCTTTTCCACCTCTTCTTTTATCTACTGTGAAAGAAGTATTATAATCACCAGCCATTACAATCTCCTCAACCACATTTTCCAAGTGGCAAAAGCAGGATCACTGTCTGCTAACATAATGCGATACTTCACATCACTCCACAACAACCAATCATCACTCTTGGGGGTGACTGCTAAATCATTAGCTGCAATAACTACTTGTAAATCCTCGATTTGTATTGGAGTATCTCTTATTTCTTCTAAACCATAATGACGAAATACACCTTTAACCTTATAAAATGGTCCAGTTATGGTTATTTCATCTCCTGCTGCTTCAGTCTCTACAGTCTTTTGAGTTAAAGTAATTCCCGTATCTGTAGCAGCCGTAGCTCTAGCATAACCGTTATTGGTTGCACTTGTGAAACCAGAAATCTTAAACCACTGTACATCATCCGTTGGAATATTATAAGCAGAAAGGTCTGTACTCACAGATTTTAAAGAAGTAGAAGCTACCATGGATAAATCAGTCACCGCACTTATTTCAATAGCACCACTTTCTACATTAGCACCAGTGGTAGCATTATAAGTGGAAGTGCCCAAAGAGTGAAAATAAAAATATTGCGGAACATCATCAAAAGCGTCAATGATAGTCTCCGCTATACTCTGAAAAACTGATTGCAAACCCATAGTTAACGCCTCTCTAGTACTCGGCTATTCGACACACCCAAAACACCGTATGGTTTTATCATATCAAAAACCAAATCGGGAATAATCCCTACTCTATCTCTAGCATTTATATATGCTGCTAGACCTCCAGCTTCTAGTCTTGAAAAACCTTTAGTAGGATCTTCTGCTGTCCTGTCTTTTACAGAAAGTAACCTGGCATATTCTGCTGTAGCTTCTTGTAGAAATTTCGGTATTGTATCCTCATCTACAGCTTCCCCATCTGAATCAGAGATACTTTCCCTAGGCCAACGTAGAGCTTGCGCTGTCGTAGTTTTATTCCCGTTCCAATCAATTTGTTTATCTAACAGAGACGTGGCCCAAATAAGAGTTGCCTCTGCATTAGCAGTTGTTAAGCTACTCCAAGCAGAATACGTGTGAATATTTCTTTGAAGATAATCTGAAGCGGATGCCAAAGTACAATAGGCATTTGCCGAGGCTGATTTAGCAGTTGCTACTAATGTTAGGGCCATGATAGAACCTCAACTTATTTCTTTTTCAAAATACTTTTTGATTTAATACTCCCTTTAACAATTGGTTTTTCAACTTTTTTAATAGGAGCTGGTTTTACTTTTTTAACAACAGGTTCAACTATAGGCTTAGGTTCTTCTTTTACAGGGGCTGTAAAAGTGTAAGATCCATTTGCAACAGATTCCTTAGCATCAATCATGTGTTCAACAGTGAACGGTTTCCCAGTTTTTTGCTCATAAATAGTTATCATGACAAACTCCTTTTAATTTAAGCTTTTACTCAAATTCACTATTTTCCTTTTAGATTCTCTACCAATCATATTGGGCTTTGCAGAACTACTCCAACCATCTCTGTGCCAACCAAATTTATCTAGAACAGTTGCGACATCACCCTTCATTCCAGCAGCATACTTAGGATCGGCATCATTTAAAACTACACCTAATCTATTTAGATACTCACTACTCTCTTGAAGCAAACCTAATGATAAGTGGAATAAACAATAAGCTGCTGCTTCTGGTACATTTGCGTAAGTAAATCTATTTCCACTAGCTAAAGGATTATTAGAATATTCTTCATACACTTCCATAAATCCTTTTCCACCCTGAATGACCAAATTCAACTTCTTTTGCCAAACACCAAATTCGGTCAAATTCATCAGTAAATCTAAATCACGTGGAAATTTCTTTAACCCTTTTAACAACCACCTTTGACAATTTTCTTTATCACTCACTTTTCTGAAAACTGAAACGGCAGTACAAAAAATTGAACCATTAAATTCAACTCCATTTTTCTTAACAACTTCCTCATACTTAAAAATATACTTAATAGCTGTGTTATACTCGCTATATGCTGTGTATGCTTGAACCAAATAAAAATAAGCAGCCACATCATCTGGATCTTGTTCAATTCTTTTCAAGAGAAGGCTTTCAGTACGTTTTCTTTTAATCAATGCTTTCTCTGGTGTTAAATCGTACCCGTAATGATTCAATTCAATTAGATTACAAATTGGCGCTTTTGAATCCCCATTTATAACTTTAGGGGCATTATGAACTGTTCCTAAATATTCAACATGACCCCTTCTAAAAAGACGAACAGAATTAAAACGCATTACCTGTCTATCTTGTTGAATATCATGTAAAACAATAGCAGCAGAACAACAAGGTTCTTCTAATTTAAGTAACCACTGCTTCAATTCCCTAATGGAAGATTCATTGGGTACAATTAGTTCTTCATCAGCATCAAAAATGAAAATCCAGTCTGAGGTAGCATATGAAACAGATTGATTCCTGTGTTTCGAAAAATCATCTTCCCAAGGATGTTCATAAACTTTAGCACCAAAGGACTTAGCAATCTCAATAGACTTATCTTTTGATCCTGTGTCAATAACAATTAGTTCATCTGCTAAATTTTTTAAAGATGGTAAGGAACGTTGAAGGTTCTCTTCTTCGTCCCTTACCATCATGCAGATAGAAATAGATACTTGCCCCGTATCATTCATTATCTACTCCTTATTTTGTGAGGTAATACTCATACTTTACGCCAGTTCCACAAGTACCACCAATGGTCAGGTAATGTCGCAGATAGCGATAAACCGTTCCATCAAACTCATTGTTGAAAGGAATAATGTACTTACCAACGCCCAAATCAACAGCACTGGTAATCTGAGTAGAATCACCCAACTCAATAATATGAAGATCAGTAAGAGTGGAGAAAGAAGTATTCTTTCCACCCTGCAGCCTAAAGGTCATTTTGGTAGAAGCGAGAATATTAGGCACTGCATAAACAAGCAGTACAATATTACCAGCAGTACGTCCACCACCAGTATCAAAGGTTTTGTCCGTACCAACGGGACTTTCACCTACCATAGAAGTTGCTACTGTACCTTTGGCTTTAAGAACCAGAAGGTCATCCACCAACCTAGTTCTTCCATCAACCGTAAAAGTATTGTTTGCCATTTTTAATACCTCTCTATTTCAAGATTTACAAAAAATCAAAAGAAAC